AATTATTAGACTATATTTTATTTAAAGAAAAAACACATTTAAAAAGAGGCAGTGGGTTTACAACAATTACTTCAAAATTGTTGGCATCAAAAAAAAATGAAGATTGTAAAAAATTAGATTTAAATAGTATTATAAAAAATATTATACAATATTTTAAATTAGAATATTTAAATGTAAATGAAATTTGTATAGAAGAAACAACTCAAGAAAATCAGGTTAAAGAAAACTAAAATAATATATTAAAATTAAAAATTAAAAGCTTAATATATATTTAACATATGACAACTATAGATACTAATGTTTCAAATTATACTTTATCTGAATTAATTGCTATTGCAAGTATAAATCAACTAGACCAGGATGAAATTATATCAAAAACAGATAAACAAATTAATCGTTTTAAAAATACAAAACCAGAAATTTCTGTTTTTTTTCGTGAAATTCAAAGTCAGCTTTTACAATATGCAGAAGGATTAGCAGATAATTCTAAACAAGATACAACAGGAAAAATTATTGTAGAAGGGTTTGATAGTATGTCTAATGAAGCAATATATCCAGCAGGTGAAGAACAAACAACAGAATGGTACGAAAATGAAAATTTATCACAAGATAATCAAACACAAAATAATAAAATTACAGATAGAGAACAAAAAATACAAACATACGGTAATCAGCATGTTCCTATGAATAGAGAACAATTAGGTATAAATGATACTTATCAAATACCAGTTAAACAAGATTCATTAAATCCTAATTTAAAAAATACAATTAGTAGATTTATTAATCTAGATAGTCAATTTAGACAATATACTAATGGAGTTGATTCAACTGCTACCGAATATACGTGTGATTTATCAGATACATTAAAAAATGCATTGAGTTTAAGTTTATATTCTTATCAAATTCCATTTAGCTGGTATACAATTGATAAAGCTTATGGAAATACATGTTTATGGATAGTTGACTCCAGTTCAAATAATACTGTTGTCGTTTCTGTTCCATCTGGTAATTATAGCCAAACTGAATTTGTAACACAATTGAATAATTCTTTTACAAAAGCCGGATTTACATTTACTGTTCCGTCAGCATTGTATACAAGTCCTGTTTATTATAACGCAAATAGTGGGATTATTACTTTATTTTTAAATGGAGGCACATGGACAGACCCAGACCCTTTAAAGCCACTTAATACATTTAATATTACTTCTGATTACACACAAATTGTTTTTTTTGATTTTACAGGAGTTTTACAATGTAATGTAAATTGTATAAGCAAAAGTAACCATTATTTTAATAACACTCTTGGATGGATTATGGGTTATCGTCTGCCATATATAGCAGTAGACCCGAGTGGCAATACAGCATCATCTATTTTAGACTTAAATGGCACTAAATATTTAATTTTAGTTATAGATGATTATAATCAAAATCACGTAAATAATAGTTTAGTTTCAATATCTCAATATTCTAATACTTTAAAAATGCCATCTTATTACTCTCCTGATTTACCATATACTTGTTTAACCCCTGCCCAACAAGGTAATAATTTGACGCAAATTGTAAATGAGGTTGTTATTCAATCATTATTTGATAATCAGACAACAAATGCTCAAAATGGTTTATTAATTGCTGGAAAATATGAAGGTGATTATACAAATACACAAATATCATTACCTAGTGCTCCACGAACACTAACTCAAGCTCAACTTTATACTATTAATAGTATCAATAGCAATAATAATAATATGACAAATTATCTAGCAAAAGCTCCAACATCTCCTGATATTTTAGCTATTTTACCAGTAAAGACCTCAACCGGTGTACCAACAGGTTCATTATTAGTTGAATTTAGTGGTTCGTTACAAGATAACGTAAGGACATATTTTGGACCTGTAAATATAGATAGAATGGCCGTTAAATTATTAAATGATAAAGGTAATATTTTAAATTTAAATGGCAATGATTGGTGTATTACTTTAGTATGTGAATGTTTATATCAGTATTAATTTATCTTTTTATATAAATGAAATACGTATCAACTATTTTTACAAATTTTGGACGTTTTGGACCATTTATTTTAATAGTATTTGCTAGTTATTTACTATGGAAAAAATCTAATTTATTTTTTTATTATCAAATTGGAGTTGTAATTAGTGCTATTTTAAATGTAATTTTAAAAGGTATTTTACAGTGTCCAAGACCATCAGAAGATTTAAAAGAATTTAATTTAGCGATAAAAAATGGTCATAGATTTATTTTTAAAAATGGTATACCACATGATATTTTTGGTATGCCTTCAGGACATTCTCAGTCTGCAATGTTTACTGTAACTTATATTTTTCTTACCTTAAAAAATGTAAAAATATCCTTAGCATTTTTATTTATGGCTTTATTGATAATGGCTGAACGCATAGTAGATAATCATCATACTTTTATGCAAGTTGTTGTCGGAGGATTAACTGGTATTTTATATGCTTATTTATTTTATTATTTTGCTCAACAAAAAATAAAAGGTGTTATTAAAGAAAAACCAGATGATAATGGTCCATTATAAATTATATTTAAGTTATAAATTTTACATTTTGAAACTAAAATATAATTTATTAATAATTTATTAATTATATTTTCATAATATAATTATGAGTAATCTTTATACAATAGCAAAAAAATGCAAACTTAGTCAAGGGTTTTTACCTAGTTTTAAACCTGAAATTTATAGTATATCTAAACATACTTCTGTAGCAGGTGAATATTCAGTTATATTTATATTAGGCAAAAATTTTTTACCAAATGGAACAACATATGTTAATTTTGGTAATGATTATCAAAATATATCTGTCTCTTATTTTAGTTCATTTGATATTTCTTTTGTTGTACCTGCAAACGCTATAATAGGCTCATATGATATTGTTGTTGTGAATAATTATAATAGCAATTTTAGTTCAAATATAAATAATTTTTATAATAATAATCTGAATTATTCTAATAGCAAAACATACTTTTTAACATAATATTTTTGTTTATTAAATATATGAACTACTTTTATTTCAAAGTATTTATATTAATTTGTTTTATTATTGCTGTTTCCTATTGGACTACTTATAATTATTCTCTCAAAGAATCATTTGAAACAAATAAAAATCTAGAACAACCAATTGTTTTATTAGGAGATAGTATTCTTAAAAATAATTCATATGTGTCTGATGGAAAAGGAGTTGATAATTTACTTGAAGAGAGAAATAATGGAAAAATATATTCACTTGCTGAAAATAATTCAAAAATAGTTGATATATATTCACAAATTGATAAAATCCCAATTGAATTAAATATCAAATCTACAAATATTTTTCTCTCTGCAGGTGGGAATGATATCTTAGATTTTTATGTTGACCAAAAAGAAGATGCAACAGATACTAGTATTTTAAATCCAATGTTTTCTGCATATAAAAAATTAATAGAAAGTATTCAAACAAGAATGGATAAAGCTAGAATAGTTCTTTTGGATATTTATTATCCTGATAATATGACTTATAAACAGTTTCATCCAATAATAAAAGAATGGAATGATAAAATTTATGAATATGCTAATAAAAATAATTATACTATTCTTAAAATAAGCAATCATTTAACTCAAAGCAATGATTTTACTATGGGTATTGAACCATCTGCAAGTGGTGGTGAAAAAATAAGCAATATGATTTTACAGAGTATTTATTTTTAATAAATAAATAATATTTTTATTTAATATAATGGGAGCTGGAATATTACCTGCAACAATACACAATGGTAAACTATATTTTTTATTTGGCAAAGAAGGCAAATATGAAGACACCGCACCAGGATTTTCTGATTTTGGTGGTGGGACGGACAATAAAGAAAGTCTTCTTAGCACTGCCATAAGAGAATCATGTGAAGAATTTACAGGGTTTTTAGGTGATAGTAAAGATATTCGCAACTTATTAACCAAACATGGTACTTATAACATAGACCATAAAAGTGAAGGACATGATACATACAGAACTCATATATTTCCTTTTGAATATAATCATTGGTTGCCATATTATTATAATAATAATCAACGTTTTCTTCAAAAGCATATGGCACCTAAAATATTCAAAACAACCAAAATATTTGAAAAAGCCGAAATCCGATGGGTCTGTGTAGATGACCTTAAAAAAATGCGCCCTAAGTTTCGTTTCTTCTTTGTGGATACTATTGATAAAATATGTAGTCATCAAGATGATATAAAAAATTTCATTTTAAATGGTTTAAAAAAAGGTACCAAAAAAAAGACATTAGGTCGTAAAAATATAAAAAATAAAACAAGAAAGCATTATTAAATATATCGAATCAATATATAAATGCTAGTAGTAACAACTACAGTTGCGAATACTCCAACAATTATAGGATATACATTTATATAACATATGTCTTCTTCAAAAATATCAGGCTGAACAGAAATATTGGAATCTGTTGTTTCATTACTAAGGCTTTCATTAATAAGATTTTCATTGATTATCATTTCGTCAATAATATTACTTTGACCATTAATGCTGAATTCACGACTAAATTGAACATTATAAAATAAATCAGAAGAACTATCGCTCATCCTTATTAAATTAATAATTTATTAAAATATTAAGTAGTTTTAATAAATACATATTATAAATGAAAATAACTCATACAATGGTAGTAATGTTTATAGGTAGTTTTCTAATACAATATTTTTTAATGTCTGCTATAATGGTAGAAAATACAATAGATGTAAAAAATAGCATTGGTAAAGCATATATGGCCGTAATAATGGGTATTTATATGGTATTTTTAGAGGTAATGATGCACGACCACCAATACAGTGTCGTTAGCACTAGTTTTTATATTGGGTTAATTGTATTACTACTATTATTTATATATTTATATAGAAAACAAGTAGCAGTAAATGATAAACAATATTTAGAAGGTATGATTGAACATCATTCAATGGCACTTCTTACTAGTAAAGAAATATTAAAAAAAACAGATGACTACAATATTGCCAAATTAGCTAAGAATATTATTGAATCACAACAAAATGAAATTAAAGTAATGCGTAGTTTACTTAATAAATAGAAAATTTCTATAATTCATAATATTTTTTAGCATTATCAGTTTCTAAATGAACTTCCGGAGGTGCTGGCCATTCTAGATATGTCATTGCTTTACTAGTTGGCCTTTCAAGAGATAATAATTGTTTTAATGCTTTCATTCTTCTTTCTAATGGAAACATTTTTGCTGGTAATTTACGACTTAGTTGCTTCCAACGCCATTCAAATTGAAGCGCTGCAGACCAGTCAGGAAATCCCGATATGTGAGCAGCTCTTACCCATATTTCACCTTTTGCTACTTTTGCTCCTGTAGCATGTGCACCTCCTTTTATTTCCTTATTATGCTGACGCAAACGACGTTCTAAATCAACAGTTGCGCCTACATACGTAGCATCATCGCTAGAAACAAGTAAATATACAAAAGACATTCGTATATAAACATATTAAAAAATATTTAATATGTTTAATTAATGACAAAAATAGCATTTATAACAGGTATTACTGGTCAAGATGGCTCTTATTTGGCTGAATTATTGTTGGAAAAAGAATATCAAGTATGGGGTATAATTAGACGAAGTTCAAATATAACAACTACTCGTATTGACCACATTTTTGATAAATTAATTTTACGATATGGTGATTTAACAGATAGTTCATCATTATTAAATATATTAATGGAAATTAAAAATACATATCCTTTATTAGAAAGACTAGAGATATATAATTTAGCTGCAATGAGTCATGTAAAAATCTCATTTGAAATGCCTGAATACACGTGTGATGTAGATGCTATGGGTACATTACGTTTGCTAGAAGCTATACGAACATGTGGAATTTTATTAGATAAAGTACGATTTTATCAGGCATCTACGTCAGAAATGTTTGGAAAAGTTGTCGAAATTCCGCAAAAAGAAACAACTCCATTTTATCCTAGGTCACCTTATGGTGTTGCAAAATTATATAGTCACTGGATAACAAAAAATTATAGAGATTCATATGGTATGTTTGCATGTTCTGGGATTCTTTTTAATCATGAATCGCCTAGAAGAGGACATAATTTTGTAACCAGAAAAATAACAATAGCATTAGGTAATATTGTAAAAGGTACACAAGATAAACTAGTACTTGGTAATATAAATTCATTTCGAGACTGGGGACATGCTAAGGATTATGTAAATGGTATGTATTTAATGTTACAACAAGAAAAACCAGATGATTATATTCTCTCTACAAATGAATATCATACTGTTCGAGAATTTGTTGAAAAGTCATTTGCTTTAAAAGGGTATAATATTAAATGGAAAGGAGAAGGTGTAAATGAAATTGGTTATGATGAAAATACAGGACAAGAGTTAATCTTTATTTCAGATAAATATTTTAGACCTGCAGAAGTAGAAGAATTATTAGGTGATAGTAGTAAAGCAAGAAATGAGTTAGGATGGACCCTAAAATATAGTTTTGATAAGCTAGTTAGAGAGATGGTAGAAAATGATAGTAATTAATATTAATATATTTTATTTAAATATAATATTAATTTATTCGTTTAATAAAATCATTTTTAAATCTTCATTTGTAAAAAAAGTAAAATCAATTCTATTTTTTATCTCATTTTTTCTAATTAAATCATCTTTATAATAATCGGCCAATATTAAATCAATATAATCTTCAAATGTTATATTATTCTGAAATAGTATTTGATTTTTTTTTTGAAAAAAACATAAATAAATAAAATAATAATCATTAAAATTAAAATTTATTTGGGTTTTGTTATAATAACAATATTCATTTTTTTCATTTAAAAAACTATAATTATGATTTATATTAGTAGTGCTTAATTCTGCTACTACTAAATTAGGATAACATAT